GTGGATGCTTCGAGCATCGCCTGCATAAGTTGCGACCCGTACCCGCCTGAGAAGTTTGACGCCGTGTTCTGCGTGCAGACCGGCTACATCCTCGACGCCGACGTGCCGTTTGGTGACCCGTGCGCTGCTCGCTACGTCGCCTCGCAGAACTGGCTGATCGGCGTCTACATGCGCAACGCCGGCGACGGCTGCTGCATCGACGGATACCAAGTCAGGCGCGCCTACTACCTCGAGCAGGTAGCCGGAACCTGCACGTGGAAACCCTTGGATTCATGCACCATTACGTTCACCTGTGAGTCATAAACCGTACATCCTGCGGGTGCCTGGGAAGATCCAGACCTGGGGCGTCGAACTGCGCGACGGGCGGCCGGTGATCACGGAACTGCTGGCCGAGGTCGACGCCATGGACGGCTTGGGGGACGTGGTGGCTGCGGCGACCAAGGCCATCGGCATCAAGCCGTGCGGCGGCTGCCAGCGGCGACGCGAAGCGCTGAACAAACTGGTGCCGTTTGTGGATAATCCGGGCTTGGACCTATAGACAGGTGCAAAGAGTGACGATATGACACGCATGCCGGGATTATCCGGCGTCAACATGGAGTCACACATGGAACGACCTGAGCCTGAAACGTTGGCCGACGACGGCCTGCCCCTGTCCGACATCGACCCGGCCACCGGCTGGATGTACGGGGAGGTGGGAGCGTGAGCTACAACATGAACTCAACGCCGACCGAACTGTTGGCGGAAATCGGCAGGCATGAGACAGAACGGTATGAGCATGCGCAAAGGTTGCGTGTCCTAGCGCTTGCACTGCATGCTGCTGCCAACGATCGAAAGCTCAAAACGGACACGTGGTGGGCTCTGTTCGTAGGGACTGTGGCAGACATGATGCTGGAGGAACGGTACTGCAGAGAAACCGGACCCGAGAAGTACGACGGGGAGGTGGGAGCATGAAGCGCGTCACCCTTTCCGTACGTCAGATGGAGCAGCTGCTGGCCAACCAGCAGAACCGGACGCTGTCCAACCGGTGGACGCTGTACCACCGCGACATGGTCGCCGGCCGATTCAACTTCGGACTGGTGCCAATCGTCCTATACCGGGACGGGTCGCTGGCGGACGGCCAGCACCGGCTGCGGGCGGCCATCGAGGCCGGACTTCCGCGGACCTGGTACGTCGTGGAAATCGACCGATCCGAGATCGTGAAGGTGGACGCCGGGCGGCCGCGCAGCACCGCCGATCACTGCTCGATCCTGGGCAGCAAGGTCTGCAATACGCACCTGTCGGCGGCCCGCATGGCCCTATGGCTCGAGCAGGAAGGCTGGCACCACCGGCCCCAACACTCGCACCATGACATCATCCAGGCGCTCGAGCGCTACGACGTCAAGAAGTACCCGCGGCACGGCAAGATCAGCGGATTTGCCCAACTCATCGGGCTGTGCTCGTTTGCCACTGGGCATGGGGCGGCGGCCGACGCTGTGGACGAGTTCTACGGGCGCGTGATGGACGGGGCCATGCTCGAGCCCAACGACCCGCGGTTTACCCTGCGCAACCGGCTGCAGAACTTCATCAGCCGGCGGGCAGGATCGGGACAGCAGCAGGAGCAGTTGTGGCTGTGCGTCCGAGCGTGGAACGCGTACATCCTGGGCGAGAAGTTGGCCCGTCTGATCGTCCCGGCACCGTTCCAGTCCATTTCCGTCGTCCTGAGGACCAACCAGTGAGCCTGACACATAGCGAAACCATCGGACAGATCGCCAAGGCTCTCGCCGCGGCCCAACGTGACATCAAGGTGGCGGCCAAGGACGCGACCAACCCGCACTTCCGCAGCCGGTACGCCGACCTGGCGTCCATTGACGAGGCCGCACGCCCGCACCTGTGCGCCAACGGCCTCGCGCTCACGCAGGGGATCGGGGCGGCCGACGGGACGGCATGGTGCCACACGATGCTGGTGCACTCGGAGACAGGCGAGTGGATCGCCTGCAACCTGGCGCTTCCGGTTGCCAAGTGGGACGCCCAGGGCATCGGCTCGGCGCTGACGTACGCCCGCAGGTACACCTATTCCGCACTCGTCGCCGTTCCGGCTGGTGACTCAACCGAGGACGACGGAGAAGCTGCCGTAGGGCGGGGGGATCCGCGCCATGCTCGAGGGGGGCCTTCCCTGCCCCCTTCGGTCGTGGTGCCCCCGCCAGCGGCGGTCGTCCCGTTCGACCCGCCGGCACCGGTGGCCTACGACAAGGACCTGCCCAAGGACGCGCCCGAGCCGTACCCGTGCGCGTACACGCCCGAGGAGCTGCGGCCGGTGTGGCGGGCCCGCGAGGGCGACGTGCCCAGCAGCCGCTCGAGGACGTACTACACCGATGCGGTCGGCAAGATCATCAGCATCCAACTCCCGGACGGGCCGAAGAAGCCCACCCGGGTGCTGCTGTGGTCGACCACCAGCCAGGGCGGCGTCTATTTCTCGTCCTTCCGGACGTGGAGCATCAAGGAGGGCGCAGGCGACACCGTCCGCCTCGCTGGCGTAACGAGCACCGAGAAGGACGGCAAGCGCTACTGGAACTTTGAGAAGGCCGAGAAGGCCACGCCCATCGACATGGGGGATCACAATGACATTCCGTTCTGACGACGACGCCCCGTCGTGGGGGGCCAACTGGCATTCCCTGCTCCGAGCCTTCCCGGCGCTCACTCGAGCGCCCGAGGCCCAGCAGCAGGGGTTCCATGAGCGGTTCAGCAAACTCGACCAGCGGCTGGTGGCCATGGCCATAGAGCGGGCCCGCGAGTCCAAGACCGGCGGCAGCATCACCGTCGAGTACCTGCAGAAGGGCTACGCCCGGCTGGTGCCCCGGTACGACGCCGAGCAGCCGTCCATGGCGGCTCGGATCGTGTCCTACTGGTCGTTCCAGCCACGGGGCACGGGAAGGGCCGCTGGGCCGTTCCGGACGGCTCAGGAGGCCGAGAGGGCTGGCGGCCGCCCGAAGGCTCTGTGGGTCAAGCCCGGCGACGGGTCGTGGTTCGCTGACCTCGAGGACACCGAGCCGCTGCCGAGGGAGGACCAGTGCGACGCCCTGTTGCACGTCGAGGCGCTGATGTCGACGCTGCCGAGGCTCGATGACAAGGGCACGTGGCACCTGACCGAGCCCGGGCATTTCCAGCAGTTTGTCGACGGCGGGCGGGCGCTTCTCGCGGCCCCCCCTAGAACCCCCCCAACCGAGGTCGACCCGCGCGAGACCGGCAGCGACAGCGCCCGTCCGGTTCGCAGCGCGGGTCGTACCATCGGGAATGGGGGTTTGTCAACCCCCCCCTACGGAATCCGAGAAGCAGGCGAACTGCGCCTGCCGGCGCATCGCCTGCCCGAGAAGGTGGTCGGACAGTTTGCAGCAGCCATCGACCGGCGGGATGACGGATCGCCCTATGGGGCGACCGCACCCGGCGGTCGAGGAGGAGCAGCATGAAGGACAAGACAGCAGAACTGGAAGCCACCATCCGAGCCATCGAAGCCCTAGCCGACCGGGCAGTCGATCTAAGGCGGGAGAAAGACCACCTAAAGGCGCAGCTGCGCATGCTCGAGGTCGAGAACGCCAGGCTTCGCGCCCGGCTGTCCCACTACGAAACGAACGAAATCGAACGCCGGCTGGCGGACGGGATGGGCTGATGGGACGCATGCAGCGAAACAAGGGCGCCCGCGGCGAACTCGAGGCCGCCGAGATGCTGCGCAAGCACCTCGGCATCGCAGCAGAGCGGGCAGCCCGCAACGGCGTCGACGGGGCCAGCGACCTAGACACCTCGATGACGTTCTGGAAGTGGGAGGTCAAGCGCTACGCCCGCCTGGGCGTCGAGTCGATCATGCAGCGGGCAGAACTCGACCAGGCGGCTAGCGCAATGCGGCTTGACCACACGGCGCTCCTGATGCGGGCAGACGACTGTGAGTGGCTGATCGTCCTACGCCTGCACGACGTACCCCAGTTCCTCCGCGACCTCGAGGCCCAGCGGATGCGGGATCCCTGATGGGCCTACCTCGCAAGTGGGATCCGATGCTGCCACCCAAGCCCGAGCACAAAGGCAAGGGACGTGGCGCGCCCTGGCACAGGTTCAAGGAGAAGCTGCGACGTGCTCGAGGCATCTACGCATGCGAGGGGTGCAAGGCCATAGTCGATGACCTCGAGGCCCACCACAAGATCAGAGTGGTAGACGACCCAGCGAAAGAGTTCGATCCCTCCAATGTGGCGTTCTTATGCGCCGATTGTCACAAGAAGGCCCATAGCAGCGCAGAATCGCGGTTTCAATGAGCGCGAAACGCCAAAAACCGCGTTTTCAGCGTAAAAATGAGGGTCCCCCCCCATAGGGGGGGGTTTACGTCGTTTTTGTCCACCCGCCGTCGCCCGACAACGTATCGCCGTATGCATTCAACCATCATTGAAACATCGACGGCATGGGCGTACGCCACCGCAGCCAGCGGCGGCGTGTCTGACGTAACGGCTGCATCGCTCACTGCTTACGCTCGACGCGCCGAGGCCGGCGGCTACGACGGCTCGGTGGTCGACGCGTTCGCTGCCACGTTGCCGGCCGACGTGGTGCTGTACCCGTACTGGGTGCCCGTGCTGGCCGACACCATCGCCAGGCGTGAGCGGTGCAGGGTGGTGTCGTTCTCGGTGCCGCGCAGCCACGGAAAGACTCTCCTAGCCGCCCTGCTGGCCGGATGGGTCCTGAGAGACCCCGACGCCGACCGGCTCGTCGTGAGCGCCGCTACGGCCCTCTCGCAGGCCCGCCTGTCCATGGAGGCCCTAGCCAAGATCCACTGGCCGGCCGACGGCAAGACGACGCCATGGGCGGCCCGCATGAGCAACAACCAGCCGATGCTGCGCCACGGCAAGGGGAAGATGCTGCCCATCGCCCGGGACGCCAAGCGGGCGGACGGCGTGACCCCGGCGCTGGTGCTAGCCGACGAGGCGGCCCGTCTGCAGGGGGACTACCTGAGCCGGCTGATGACGGCGGCCACCAAGACGCCCGAGGGGCTGCTGCTGATGACGACGACGGCAGACGACGACCTGAGCCTGCCCTGGGCCGGCTGGCGGCAGGAGGCCGAGGCGCAGCTGCTGTCCGGCAGGCTGCGCGAGGATTGGGCGGTGCATCACTGGGCGTCCGACGCCGGGGCGGACATCCACGACCCGGTCCAGTGGCGCAAGGCCAACCCGCAGCTGTGGATCGAGGGCGGGCACATCACCGAGGACACCATCCGGTCGGAACTGGCGTTCCTGGGCAGCAGGTCGGACGGTGTCGAGGAGTTCCGCACCCAGCGGCTCAACCTGCCAGGCGGGAGCCTCGCCAGCGTCGGCATCGACGCGGCCGTGCTCGAGGCAGCCCGGTTCGACTGGCGGCTCGAGGACGTGCGCGGGCGCCGCGCCTGGGCGTTCATCGACTTCAGCCTGGGCAGCGTCGTAGGCGCCCGGGCCGACCTGACGAGCGTTGGGGTGGTGGTCGACGGCGGGGAGTTCGGGCTGTTGCGCACCTGGTCGTTCACCTGCGGGGAACTCGGGCACATGAAGCAGCAGCGCCCCTGGCTGCACGAACTGGTCCAGCAGGGGCACGTCCACCACAACGACGGGCAGTTGATCGACTTCGACGCCGTCGAGGGCCTGCTGGGACAACTTGGTAGCACCCTGAACCTCGAGGCCGTCGGCGTCGACGAGGTCGGATGGACGCAGAACTGGGTCCGGCAGGTCATGGTCGACAAACTGAACCTGCCGGTGGAGGCCCGGTCCCAGTCGATCCGGGAGCAGGCGCCAGCCTGGTCGACGTTCGTGGCGCTCATCCGCATGAAGGCGCTCCGGTACCACGACGACCCGGTGCTGTTGCACCAACTGCGGCACGCCACGACCAAGACCTACGACGGGGGGCTGGTCAAACTGCAGAAGCGGGACGGGCAGAACATCGACGCCCTGGTGGCGGCCTGCAACGCGGCCCGCCTGTTTGAGCTGCGCGGGCGCTCCCAGCAGTGGATGCCGCCGTCCGGCGTGATGACCATCTGACGCCACCTAGCGGACGAATCGACAATTTGCGGAATGTGACAAAAAATGTCACACCCGCCTATTGACAGAAAAAGCGCGTACTCAAACTGGGGGAGGCGTGGGATTCTTTTCGCGCCTAGGCAGATACTTCATCGGCGGCTTTGACGCCTCGATGCTCGTGGAAACCTCGAGCACGACGGACGTCGAGGCTTTGCCCGGCGTCCAGCGCTGCATCGAGGGCGTGGCGTCGATGCTCGCCAGCGTCACGCTGTGCGTGTACGACAGCCAAGACCAAGAGGTGCAGCCGGCTGCCCTGAGCCTGCTGACGGGCCGGGCTACCGAAATGGTCAACGGGTGGGACCTGCGGCGGTGGCTCGTCACCGACGCCATGACGCAGGGCAACGCCTACGCCTACATCGCCCGCACCTACTCGGGCGAGGCTGCGGAACTCATCCCGCTCGACCGCGGCCGGATCGTCATCGACTGGACGGCTACCCCGTTCCGCTACCTGCTCGACGGTCAGCCGGTGCCGACGGCCGACATCATCCACGTCAAGAGCGGCTACTCGAGGTGGGCATTCCTGGGCGAGTCGCCCCTCGACAAGTGCCGCACGCAGCTGCAACTGGTGGCGGACCTCGACGCCTGGGCGGCCACGATGGCGGCCACGGGCACGACCCGCCGGCTGTCGTTCCAGTTCCCCACCCCGATCAGCGAGCAGGCCAAGCAGACGATCCTGCTTGCCTGGAAGGCGAAGCACGCCAAGCAGGGCGGGGCGAGCGAGCCGCTGATCATTGACGGCGGCGGCAAGATCGAGGGTGTCAGCGGGCAGGGCGACCTTGACGCCGTGACGGCGGCCCGGACGGCGGCCATGGGCGAGATCGCCCGAGCGCTCAACGTCCCGCTGTCATTCCTGGCTGCGACAGAAAGTGGCACACAGATCGACCTAAGCGCCCAGCGTGCGCTGGTCGACCAGACGCTGCGGCCTTGGGCCAAGCGGATCGAGGCCGAACTCACGGCCAAACTGCTGCCTGGTTACCGCGTCGAGCACGACCTGCAGGAACTGCTGCGCGGCACGATGAAGGACACCGCCAAGGAGCTGTCCAAGCTCGTCATGGGCGGAATCCTGACCCCCAACGACGCCCGGTGGTTCATCGGCATGCAGCCGGTACAGGATCCCATGGCCAACGAACTCATGCAGCGCCTGGACACGGCGGCCGGTCAGGCCGAGGTCAACGGCGACCGCGAGGACGAGGAAAGCGAGTCACCCGATGCAGATTGACCGCCGGTCGTTCGAGGTCCGAGCAGACGTCGACGGCAACACCGTGTCCGGGCTAGCGATTCCCTACGGGACCGATTCGCAGCCGCTGCCGTTCATCGAGACCATCCAGCGTGGCGCGTTCGCTGCCGACCTCGGCAAGCGGAACGTGTCGCTGCTGGTCGAGCATGATGGCGGGCGCGTGCTCGCGGACACCCGAAGCGGCACGCTCGAGCTCGAGGAGACCGAGCGCGGCGTGACCTTCGCCGCTCGCCTGCCTGACACCCGCGACGGGCAGGACATGCGCGTCCTGCTGCGCGACGGGATCTACCAAAACATGTCGTTTGGGTTCGTGGCCGAGAAGGACGAGTGGCGCGGCGAGCGCCGCACCGTCGTGACGGCCCGGCTCTACGAGGTCAGCCTTGTCCATACGCCCGCCTATGAGGCGACCGCGGCCGCGGTACGGGCGTTCCGTCATTCCTCCGGGCTCGTTGCTCGGTACCTGCGGCTGCGGCTAGGAGCTTTGAAATGAACCTTGAGACCCTGCGTGAGAAGCGCAGCCAGCTTGTCGCTGCCTGCGAAGAGTTTGCCAACACCAACACCGCCGAGGCGGTCGAGAAGTTCGACGCTGCCGAGGCCGAAATCCGCGACATCGACGGGCAGATTTCCGCCCTCGCGCTGCGCGGCCGCGCCGATGCCCTGCGGGCAGCCGGTAGCGCGATCATCCGCCCCGAGGCCCGCGGTGGCCAGTTCGACCTGCGTGCGTTCCACAAGCACCTGCAGAAGCGCGACGGCAACCCGTTCGACCTCGACATCCGTACGGTCCTGACCGTCGGCACCGCGGCGACCGCCGGGAACTTCACCGTTACCCAGCAGACGGGCGAGTTCATCAAGAACCTCGACTTCAACAACGTCATCCGCCAGAACGCGACCGTCCAGCAGTTCAGCACCAACCTGGACATCCCGGTGATTAACGGCCGTACCTCCGTCACCGCCACCGCGGAATCGGCTGCGTACACCGAATCGAACTTCACGACCACCAAGAAGGCGTTTAAGGCATACAAGGCCACGGCGTACACCGACGTGACCGAGGAACTGCTCAACGACTCGGTGGTGGACGTGGCCGCGGAAGTGGTCGCTGATCACGGCCGTGCGCACGGCAAGTACCGCGAGGAGAAGTACGCCATCGGCACCGGCGGCACGACCGAAGAAGAAGGCATCTTCATCGAGAGCGCCTGGGTTTCGGCCCAGCGCATCTACACCGCTGGCAACACGACCCGCCCGACGTTCGACCAGGTCATCTCGCTCTACGCCGCGGTCCGTCCCGGCTACCACCCCGGCGCGGTGTGGATCATGTCGGCCGATACCTGGAGCAACCTGCTGCAGACCAAGGCCAGCACCGCCGGCACCTACATGTACGACGGCATGCAGGGCATGATGGTCAAGGAGGGCAGCGTCGGCACCCTGATGGGCAAGCCGGTGTACCTGTCCGAGTACGCCCCGTCCTTCTCGAGCGGCACGGAAAAGGTCCTGATCTTCTACGGCGACCTGAAGAAGGGCTACCGCATCGTCGACCGCACCCAGGCGACGTTCCGCGTCAACCCGTACATCCGCTCGCTCAACGGTGAAGTGCGTTTCGAAAGCGCCATGCGCTCGGACGCCAAGATCCTCGACACCTACGCGGGTGGCGTGATCATCGCCGGTTCGGCCTGATTGACCGACTCCATGTGACCCCGGGCTGTGGGGGGGGACACCCCCCCCAGCCTTTTCCAAATGCCAGCTCTCACGACCAGCGATATCAAGGCCCACCTGCGTATTTTCCACTCGCAGGACGATTCCTACATCGGCTCTATCCTGCTGCCGGCGGTACGCGAGACCGTCGAGCGCTGCACGGGTTTGGCCATGCAGGCCATCGAGCGCTCATACAAGGTGTCCGAGGAGGGCGACACCTGGGTGGTGCTCCCAATCCAGCCGGTCAACACCGCCGGCGCCATCACTGCGGTCTACGTCGACGACGACGCCGTTACGCAGACCGCTACTCCGGAACTGCACTGGGACGGCGAGCGCGTGGCGGTGCTGGTCGATGAGGCTTGGAACCGCCCGGTGACCTTGAACTGGATCACCCTTGTAGGCGATCACTACATCAACATGCTTGCGCTGCAGCTCGCCGGGCGGCTCTACAGCGACCGTGGCGACAGCACGGCTGCCATCGAGGGTAAGGCCCAGCGGATGCTCATGGACATGCTCGGGGAGCATGGGGTGCACTGATGGTCCCCCGCGGCATGTTCCGGCATGAGATGGCGGTGCAGAACTACACCGTCAGCGTGGACACCTACGGCCAAGGCACCAAGACTTGGACCACCGCGGCCACCGTGCTCGGGCACATCGAGAGCGCCGACGGCGGCCCCCTCGAGAGCGTCGAGGTCAGCCGCGGCCGGGTTGCCTACCGGATCGCGCTGCCCTGGATCGACGGCGTGACCACGAAGAGCCGGATCCTGCTCCGGGAAACGGGCAAGACCGACCGGGTGCTTGAGATCACGGGCGTGGTCGATCCCGACCTGCGCCGCATGTCCCTCGAGATTGAGGCTACGGAGGCCGTGTCGTGAGTTTTCGTCGCGGCGGTGAGTTTGGCACGCCTGCCCACCTGCGGCGCTACGAGGCGTTCATGCGTCGGCAGGTCAACGCCTCGGAGAACCTGGGGCTCATGCGGGCCGGTGCCAGCGAGCGAGCCCAGCGGGCATTCCTAGCCGCCGAGCAGGTATTCCTCGAGCTGCCCGACCGCGTCAGCCGGAACATCTACAAGCAGCTGCTCCGCCGCAGCCTGAAGCGCCTGGCGACAACCTACAAGCAGAACTGGCTAACGCACGGAGCCACCCACCGGAGCTACGGCGGGCAGGAGAGCCTGCGAAAGGCCGCCAGCAAGGTCATCCAGTCGATGGGCGACACTCGAGGGCTAAAGACGACCAGCCGCACCGGGTTTCGGTACAAGCGTCGTCCGAGGTCCTACGTCGCGCCAATCGTGGACAGCGGCCGAGCCCAGTGGCACATCAAGCGGGCAACTGCGCAGCAGTTCCCGCCGCAGGTCCTGAAGGACGACCTGGCACTGGTCATTGAAACGCAGTTTGTCGACCTTGTCCGCAAGGCCCGGCTGAAGGTGACCCGTAAATGACCATCGAGCAGGCCATCTATCTGCAGATTACCGGGAACCCTACGGTTAGCGGCCTGGTTAGCAACCGGGTCACCCCCGAGTGGCGGCGCGAGGGGACGACGCTTCCGGCGGTCATCTACAGCGTGGATAGCCGCGACCCGATTACAACGCTGACGGGCGTAAGCACGCTTGAGCAATTCAACGTATCCGTGACCAGCATCGCCGCGACCATGGCTGCAGCTAGGGGACTGGCCGACGAAGTCAGAATCGCATGCGTAAAAGGGGTTTTCCCTTGGACGACGCATGAGGGTACGAGCGTCAAATGGGTACGGCTCACGTCTGAGGACGTCGAGCGGCTGAACGACGAAGAGGGGACGGACGATGGCCCGCGAGCCGTCACCCAACAATACACACTGTGGGCAACAGGAGGCTAAGTCATGGCAGTCATCAGCAACGGCACAACGATCAGTTTCGCAGGCACGGCAGTCGATGCCACCGATATCAGCATCAGCGCGACCAGCACCGCGGTTGACGCAACCGTGCTCAACTCAGCGACATCGGCAGCAATTCAGGGCAGGCCAACGGTCACTGGCACCGCGACAATTCACATTGACAACGCGACGGCGCTAACCCTGGCGCAGAAGTTCACCGAGGCCACGCCGACCACTTCTGCCATCACGGTCACCATCAACGCCAGCGGTGGCACGTCGGGCGGCGTCGACTTCACGGGCAACGCCGTGATTACTGGGTTCAGCCCCACCTACGGCAACGACGCCGTGCAGTCTGCCACGGTGTCCTGGCAGTACGTCGGAACCATCACCGCGACCCGAGCCGTCTGATGTGGCGCCCATACACCGATGAGTCCGTAGCCGGCTACCCGGCCCCGCTCGAGGTCCGGCCCCTGACGGTTTCGGAGTGGCGGAAAGTCGAGGCGCTCGAGGAGGACGCCAAGCAGGCGTACGTCCTCGAGGCCTGCACCCGGGTGGGCGGTGTCCCTGGGTCCAGCGCACTGGACGTCCATGTGGCCATGGCGCTAATTAGGGGGGTGATGGCAAACCCTTGGAGTGGACCCCAGCCGACCGCATAGAGCGGCTGCTGGCGGTCCTGGCGTACGGGCTGACACGGCAGCCGGAATCGGTAGTAGAACCGTGGCGCAAGAGCGGTAGACCGGACTGGATCGCAACCCTAGGAAAGGTGGCAACGTGGCAAAACTCGGGCTTTCAATCGGAGTCGACGCCGACGTAACCGGCCTCCGGAAGCTAGGCCAGCAGGCCACGGCGCAACTCGAGGGCATCCGCGGGCAGTTCGGGCGCATGCAGGGCTTGGTCGCTGCAGGCATGGCGTCGCCGTTGTTTCAGGTCATCGGTTCGTTTACGCAGGCAAACATCGAAGCACGCAAAACGCTTGACGAAATGGCCAAGCCGTTTTCCACGCGCATGATCAAGGCCGAAATTGATGCCTTGCACGCCACGATGGCTGCTGGGCAGCGGATGGTTGGCCTAGGAATGGACGAGCCAGGGGCGGCACGCATCGAGCGTGGGGCGCAGCGTGAAATTGCCACCGCTTTGCGCGCAACTTCCCCAAGCGGTGGAGCAGCCAAGAGTTTTGAATCGTTCTTCAGCGCGCCTGGCGACTTTATGGCCAACACTGCATACGGGCTTGGTAGCCATCTCGAAAAGGTTCTGCAGGACATGGGCATTGGATTCCGAATGCTCGGCGGTGGCCCTGGCGCCAGCAGTTTGGAAAAGCTGCAAATGCAGGAATCCGCCATCCGTGCGCAGACGGGGTTTGCCATGGCGGCAGGCGACACCGGGCAACTTGAAGGGCTGAACCTTCAGCTGCTGCGCGTGCTCGAGGCGATCAAGCAGAACACAGAGAGGACCCGCTAATGGCGTGGCAAGTATTCAGGCAGCACAGTCAACAGTCGTTGACGATTGGCACCGAGCCGACCCAGGCTGTCCACACGACCCGGTTCCTTGTGGCCAACGATGACCCGGCCTACGTCGGGACCAGCGAGGACAGCTGGAACGTGTTCAACCAGATCAAGGCGCAAACTGCACCCTTCGATCAGATCGAACCCGTGGGTGCCCGAATTGCGAGCGGAAGCGTCGACGCTGGTTTGGCCCAGTTCATTGTTGAGGACATGCGTATAGAAACGCATGCGGACCGGGCCAACACCTATTTGGTTACGGTCACCGCCCGGGGGCCAATCGTCGGCGTGGCTCCGTTTCGAGGAGTGAAGGTCAGCCTGCAGAGCGCACAGCGCAAGGTGTCGCAATACATCAAGCCGGCTACCGCGTCGTTCCCAACGAATGGAACGATTGCATGGCCACCGAGCACGTTGATCACCAGCGGGACGGTTACAAACGTCATGGGTACGCCGTTCATCCGGTCCATCAACCAAGAGGTATTCCGCGTCGAGTTTCTCGTGAACGATGCGGCGAGCGGGCTTGGTTACACCAACGTGCCGACCGACCCAACGGCGCATGTGCTGAAACGCAACTCGGCTACGTTCGCCGGATATGACGCTGGCACCGTCCTGTTCCAGTCATACGAGCGACGCTACGTCAGCGATTCGGTCAGCATGGACGTTTATACGTTCGTATTCGACGAGTGGTACCACCTCGAGCAGAGCCCGCTGCGCAATCCTGTCGATGGATCCATCTGGCCCGACACCAGCACCAGCATTGGCGGCTCAACCATGAAGGCTACTTCCAAGGTGGTTTGGTATCAGGCATACCCCGACACGGCTGCGTTCCACACGGCCGGCGTCATCCTGCCCACCGAAGTGCTCGACATTCTCGCCAACCCCAAACCCGCCTGGCCATGACAGGATTCCTGCAGCCATCCGTTTACGCTCCCGTCGGCCAGTCTGCCGACTCCTACAACCTGATGGTCGAGGCGTCGCAGTTCATCACTGCCAGTCGCTCACAGTTGGAGGATCTGCTTCTAGCCAAGTCGTCCGTCGTGTCTTGGCACCCCATGAAGGTCGTAAGCAGTTCGTCCTTGGCATCAAACAGGTGGACCTATTTGCTGACCAAGGCCCAGCCTCAATCCACTCCCTCGAGTATTGCCACGATCACCGAAACCGACGCCGTCAACGTGACGGCCTACAACCTGGCCGAGTATGGCAATACGGCATCGGTCGCCGGCGGTGGAGTCAATGCCACTAGGGCGAACGCTGCTGGTTTCAACCTACTGCCAGTGCCGGACAATGCGTTCGTCATGGCTGCCATGGTCTACACAGCAAGCGGCGTAACGGTCTGCCTGTTCGAGCGCATGAACCAGTGGGACGGCGAGTGTCCGACCGCCCTGATCAATGAGATCGACGGGGGGACCTACTGATGACCGACCAAATCCGCCTGAAGCGCTCGAGCACCCCAGGCGCAGCGCCAACGACTTCGCAGCTGGTCGATGGTGAACTGGCCGTCAACACTGCGGACGGTGCTATCTACCTCGAGGTCACCGGGCCGGCCATCGCCAAGATCGACGGCCGAAAGACCGAGGTGACGGTGTTCACCAGCAGCGGTACCTGGACGAAGCCGACAGGCTGCGCATACGTCGATATGTGGCTGATCTCTGGCGGCGGCGGCGGCGGCAGCGGCCGTTGCGGAGCGGCAGCCACCCACCGTAGCGGTGGAGGCGGCGGCGGCGGTACCTGCATCAACGTGCAGAACTTCCCGGCCAGCGCACTGCCCGGCACCCTGCACGTGACGGTTGGCGCAGGCGGCACCGGCGGGGCGGCGCAACTGACGGCGGACACGAACGGGAACAACGGCACAGCGGGCGGGGAAAGTCGTGTCGGCTCAACGGCTGGCGCTGGCGACATCGCGCTAACTGGCGTCGGCAACGCCGGAAGCGGCGGCCAGACCACGAGCGGCGCGGCCGGCGCATCGACCATAGCCGGGATATTCGACGGCGGCGCAGGCGGAGCAGGCGCACACACAACCGGGGCTAACTCGCCCAACTTCACCAAGGGCGCGAGCGGCGGCGGCGGTGGTGGCGGGATCACCAGCGGCAACGCAACCGCTGGCGGCGGGAACGGCTCGAGGACTGCGCACTTCAACGGCAGCGGCCCGGGCGGGGCAGCCAACGCAGCGGGCAGCAACGGTGCGTCCAACGGCGTCGTAGGCACGGGCGGCGGGGGCGGCGGCGGCAGCTCGACGGCCGGGCGAGCCGGTGGCAACGGCGGCAACTACGGCGGCGGGGGCGGCGGCGGCGGGGGCGGCCTAAACGGGATCGGCAGCGGCGCGGGCGGCAACGGAGCGCCCGGGCTAGTGATTATTATCGCGTACTTCTGAGGGCACCTATGCGGTGGGCAATCGTCATTAGCGGAATCGTCGACAATGTCGTGGTGTGGAACGGGACGCCCGAGTGGACACTTCCAGCCGGGGCTGAGGCCGTCCAACTGCAGGAGGGCACCGTCTGCAACATTGGCTGGGAATGGGACGGGACTACGTTCAGCGAGCCGGTGGAGCCGTGAAATGGCTACTCGTCATCCTCGTCGTCGCGGCGACATCATGCGCTGGGCCGAGCGAGCGGATTGCGGCAAACACAACCGCCGTCCGGCAACTCGCACACTCGAGCGGCCGCCGCTTCGAGCGCATCGCCTCCGAGACCACCATGCCGGAACCGAGCATCCCGACAATCCGGACGGAGGCCGAGGCCGGGCAGGGTGAGCAGGCGCGTATCCTTGACGCCGTGGACGTCATCTACATGGCGCTGACAGGCGTGGAGGACCAGGTGCCCTGGTGGGTGGCCCCCCTCGTCTGGGTATGCATCGCGCTCGCCGTGCTCGGCGTCGGTTTCATCGTGTGGCATACGGGCGTCGGCCGGTTCCTGAAGGGCTGGCTGGGCATCGTGACGCCAACCGAGCGCCGAGCGGCGGAACTCACGGCCAACCTGATCGACCTAACGCCCGAGCAGGCAGTGGCCGCGGTGGCCGAGCTGCGCCGGGCGGACCCGACGTTCGACGCAGCCTTCCGGCGGGCTGCACCGATCCGCACCCCCAGCCGGATAAAGAAGAGGACCAAGTAATGGCATCATTCATCGGTAGTGTTTGGTTCGCCCTGCTCCTGGGCGTCTGCGGTTATGTCGCCGGGAACCTGTTCCCGCTGTCGAAGTTCAAGAAGTGACGCTGGCACGTCAGTGCTGCTGCAATCCGCAGGAACCGCTGGTCTGCTGCGGTGAATGGCCGACCTACTGCGCAACGCAGGTTGGGTTGGGCTATTGGTATTACTCAATCCATCGAACGCTGATTTATCACGGTGCGCAGATTGAGTTTGTTGGCGCCGGACTCACCCTGACAGCAATGCACGTCGGGGCTACCACGGCCATCGACCCCGAAACACTGGACTCGGTTTGCAGTTTCCCGGACCCAATTGACCAATACCCGTACGACGTGGTCATGCCGGGCCTCGCCGGCATTCAGACGCGGCCATGGAACTATCCGGTGCCAGTGTTCAGGGGCACGGAAGCCCAGGCGGGCGAGTTTGAAATCGTGTGGCCGATCCTGCAGAAGTGCTGCATTGGAGGGTCATACGACCAACTCGCCGTCGGTTTCGAGGTTCGCAATTCGGGCATCATTGGCAAGATCGCGGCGGTTCTCGGGACCAGCCCCAATAACTTGACGGGGCTCTACAACGGCACCGGGCGTCACTGGTACACGCTGCCCAACGGCAACTTCCGGTTCTTTGCTGACCCGGGGCTGTGGCGGCGGGACGGCCTGTCGAGCGGCCTGAACTCTTTCCAGCCGTTCCGGCTAGGCCATGAGTTCGGCCCAACGCTGATTGAGCACACGGGGGCGGTGCCGTTCGATTTCACCCACATCGACTGGTGCAAGGAGAACGGCTACGGGAACCCGTGCAAGTGCAACTTCAGTTTTCCCGAGGATCCGGACTGTTGCGAGTATTACACGGCCGAAATTGCCTTTGATGTCAGTCCCGACGGCTGCGCCACGCACACCGTCAGCACCAGTTGCGTAGTTAGGCGGGCACCTAGCCCATGCCCCCAGGGCGCTCCGTTCGATGACATCGTCATAAAGAACAGCCTGACGCGGCATGCTTCAACGGTCGCCAACGGCACCTACAGCGTCGACAAGATTTACGCCGACGGGTGCTGCGTGGGCTACCTGACGCCGAGCCCGCCGACTACCGGGTTCGACGTGCCCTTCGTGTCGGCCGGCGTGATCGGGTGCGACGTGGATGCTTCGAGCATCGCCTGCATAAGTTGCGACCCGTACCCGCCTGAGAAGTTTGACGCCGTGTTCTGCGTGCAGACCGGCTACATCCTCGACGCCGACGTGCCGTTTGGTGACCCGTGCGCTGGTCGCTACGTCGCATCGCAGAACTGGCTGATCGGCATCTACATGCGCAACGCCGGCGACGGCTGCTGCATCGACGGATACCAGGTCAGGCGGGCCTACTACCTCGAGCAGGTGGCCGGGACCTGCGTATGGAAACCCTTGGATTCCTGCACTATTACGTTTACCTGTGAGTCATAAACCGTACATCCTGCGAGTGCCCGGCAAGATTCAGACCTGGGGCGTCGAGTTGCGCGACGGGCGGCCGGTGATCACGGAACTGCTGGCCGAGGTCGACGCCATCGACGGCTTGGGCGACGTCGTGGCGGCTGCGACCAAGGCCATCGGCATCAAGCCGTGCGGCGGCTGCCAGCGGCGGCGCGAGGCGCTGAACAAACTGGTGCCTTTTGTCGATAATCCGGGCTAGGACCTATAGACAGGTGCAAAGAGTGACGATATCAAGTAATAACCAACGTCCACACCGTTGGTAACTAGGGTCACTGGCAGCGTCCAAAAGCCGCGTTTTTAGGCTGTTTTCGCGTCCGAGAATATGTGTTCTGTTTTGCAATAACCCTTTGGTTCAAAGGTTATTGCGGAAAGCGGACGTAAAAGACGGACGTTGACTTTGACTCCTGCAAGCGGCTTTTGTGGCCGTCTGCACCTTCTCCGTCGTGTGGTTTGGAGTCACTGACATGGAACGTCCTGAACCGTCTGAACTGGCCGACGATGGCCTGCCCCTGTCCGACATCGACCCGCAAACTGGCTGGATGTACGGGGAGGTGGGGGCGTGAAGCGCGTAACCCTGTCCGTACGTCAGATGGAGCAACTGCTGGCCAACCAGCAGAACCGGACGCTGTCCAATCGGTGGACGCTGTACCACCGCGACA